GACTTCATGCTGCAGCTGTCGCGCGAGCCGATGGAGTTCGAGTTCTCCGCCGGCGAGGGCGACACGGCTGCCACGATAAAGAATCCGGCGCTCACCTGGTTCCGCGACTTCATGGCCGCGCTGCCCAAACAGATCGACCTGGGCGGCGTGCTGGGTGGCGAGGATGCGGATAAAGCTCCTGCTGCCGAGTTCGCAGCGCCGGAAGGTTACGTCGTGGACGCTGGCTCGATGGCGATGCACAACAAGGCCGTCGCGTATCAGCAGAAGTACAGCTGTTCGTACAAGGATGCGGTCGACGCTGTCAGCGCCGGGCGTTAACCAAAACCAAAGACCGAGGGACATACAGTCATGAGTCGCCAAGCCGTTCCTGTTCTCACCCTGTCGGTGGCCGCTGCCGCCGCAATCACTGCCCACCGCTTCGCCCTGGCCAACGGAACCATCTGCGGTGCCAACGGCAACGCCAAGGGTATCTACATTTCCGACGCCGAAATCGGCGACCAGGTCGGCATGACCGTCCTGGGTACCGCCATCGTCGAATCCGGCGCTGCGTTCGCCGTCGATGCCAACCTGCAATCTGATTCCATCGGTCGTGCGGTCACGGCGGTCGACGGCCCGGTGGTGGCGCGTGCCCTGGAGGCCGCAACCGCTGCCGGCCAGCTGATCGAGGTGCTGGTGATTGCCTCGCCGTCCACCATCGCCGATGGCGCGAAGCTGGCGCAGGTGTTGGCCAGCAACGACATCACCCGCTATGACGCCGATGGCGCCGTGGCGATTTCCGGTATCGCGCTCATCGATGGCGGCACCGGCATCGCCGGCCTGACGCTGGCCGCTCCGCAGCCCGGCTGCCAGGCGCGCATCAAGCTGGACACGCTGACCAGCGGAACCGTGGTGCTGACCACCGCCGCCGGCGTTACTTACGACGGCACCAACAACACCGCCACCTTCAACGCGGCAGCCGATGAGCTGGTGCTCGGCTACAAGAGCGCCACCGAGTGGGAAGTGGTGGAGAACACCAGCGTCACCCTGAGCGCTGTGTAACGGCAATCAACCAAGAGGATAACAACCGATGAAACAGCGTTCCGTATTCTTCTCCCTGCTCGGCGCCGCCCTGGTGGTCGCCGCCCTGGCCTTCGCGGTCGAGCCGTCCACCGCCGTGGCGGCCGTCCACATGCCCGACATGGGCATGACGGAGCTGACCATGCTCGGCATGGCCGGCATCATGAGTCCGCGTCAGGCGCGGGTCATCGATCCGATCCTGTCGAACCATGCCCGCGGCTACGGCAATCCCGACGTGGAGCGCGCCGGCCGCATCCTGTTTCCGCGTGCACCCATCGACCAGCGCGGCGCGAAGATCGTCAAATTCGGCAAGGAGGCGTTCCGGCTCTACAACACCGAGCGCGCACCGGGTGCGGCCCGCAAGCGTGTGTCGGTCGGCTACAGCTCCGATACCGTGAGCCTCAACCAGCATTCCCTGTCCGGCCAGGTGGCGTTCGAGAACATGGATGAGGCGAATGAGGTGCCTGGCATCGACCTGGGACGCCGCGCACTCAACGTGCCGCTGGAGATCATCGCTCGCGAGGAGGAGTACCGCGCCGCGCAGAGCGCCCAGAACGCCGCGAACTACGCCACCGACAACAAGGACACGCTGTCCGGCACCGACCAGTGGAATCATGCCGACTCCAAGCCGGGCGAGCAGATGGACGATGCCCACATGGTCATCCGCTCCCGCATCGGCCGGCGCGGCAATGTCCTGGTGCTCGGTCCCAACGTCTACAACGCCACCCGCCGCAACGCCAAGGTGATCGCCCAGGTGTTCGCCGGCAGCGCCAACAAGCCGGAGATGGTGAGCCGTGAACAGCTGGCCGCCTATTTCGGTGTCAAGAAGATCGCCGTGGGTGATGACGTGTACCTCGCGGCCAACGCCGGCGACGACGACGCATTCTCCGATGTCTGGGGCAACGTCGCCATCCTGGCCTACGTGCCGAGCGTGGACGGCGAAGGCGACATCGAAGTGCCGAGCTTCGGTTACACCTACTACCTCAAAGGCCACCCGCTGGTGGAGGCGCCGTGGCAGGACCGTGATCACGACGTGTGGGTCTATCCGACCAAGGACGAATACCAGGCGGTGCTGACCGGCATGCACGCGGGCTTCCTGTTCAGCGACGTTCTCGCTACCGCGTAACGACTGCACCAAGACAGGATTGTGCTGACGGCACAGGCCACGGACGGCCACCCTAATTTTCAGGAGTAGATCATGCCCAAATACAAGGTGAACGATCCGCTGCGTCACAACGGCAAGCGCTACAAGCCCGGCACCGACAACGACACCGTGGAGATGAGCGAGGCGGAGGCGGCCAAGGTGCGCCCTGGTGTGCTGCGGCTGGTGGATGACTCCGCCGCGAAGGCTGCTGCTGAGAAGGCTGCTGCTGAGAAGGCTGCTGCTGAGAAGGCCGCTGCTGACAAGGCTGATGCTGAGAAGGCTGATGCTGAGAAGGCTGATGCTGAGAAGGCCGCCGAACAAAAGAATAACCCCGCGAGCGAAGCGCAGGCCGCTGGAGACCAGGAAGAGAAGGCGGAAGGAGCTGGTGCCCCCGCCGCAGCAGGGACCGCTGCCCAGCCCGCCGGCAAGAAGAAGGGCGCGAAGTAACCCATGCCCTACGCCACGTCCACCGACCTGTTGTTCTTCGGCACCGCCGAGCTGTCCCAGCTCGCGGCGCCGGAGGATAACCGCGTCACCGGCGAGCTGCTGCGCCTCACCATCGAGGCCGGCGACCGCAGCGCGTACACGGCCGCAGAGATCGCCGCCGCCGATGCGGCCATGCTGCGCCTGGAGGGCGTGCTCGACCGTGCCAGCAAGCGCATCGACAGCTACCTCGCGCCGCGCTATCCGCTGCCGCTGCCCGCTGAACTCATCGCCGGCAGCGAACTGGGCCAGGCGTGCATGGACATCAGCCGCTTCCTGCTGATGGAAGACACGGCTACCGACATAGTCAAGGATCGCTACGACCGGAC